ATGCCCATAATTTCATAAATGCTTTGCTTGACCTGCTCCCGAGCCGCATACAGCTCTCGCAAGGTCACAATGATCTGCGAGGTGTCCATCATGTCGATAGCGCCCTTTAAGCCGCCCTTTTCCGACATTGCCGCCCAACCGGTCACAGGGAATAGCTTGTTGTCCACGCCCTCGCTAAACATCCGCGCCAACTCTTTAAACTCAGCATTAAACACGCCAACCGCTTTACAGGCTTTGGTCAACAGGTAGATGCGTTGCGTTAAGTTGTCTAGTTCTTGCGCCTGATCCTCGTACTCACAGTAATCAGGCACAGGAATCATCGTGCCGGTGGTGGTGGTTGCCATCAACGGTTTGGGGCATGGGAAGAACTCTTCCAACTCTAGCGGGTCATCCCTCTCATCAAGCGCCTGTGGATAACCTTTGGCAATCCAACAAACCTTTGCCGTGCGCTTGTTCCAAATCTCATAGACCATCGCCTTTTTGTCGTAGGTCATCTTGGCGGTCAATGGATTCTTGCCATCCATGTCTTGGTTTGAGCTAGTCAGGCCGACATTTTTAAATACGTCACCAAAGCGCTCTACGCCCTCATCCTTGGTCATGTAGACAGCCCGAGCTACCCACCAAACCTCATCCCATGTGCGAGCTGGTGAATGCAAGAAGTCTGACCAATAAACGTAATCAATAGGACTGTGAGCTGCATCAATGCGCTCTGTTGGGTCTTCTACCGTGTTATAGACCTGAGACTCATCTCGCTCCATCTCGCCCTCGACCTCGGGGCGGTCATTGACAATCACAGGCTCATAGCGAATCCATGCCGTACCGCGACCAGGCAATAACCTGTCTTGCACCGCGCCACTCATTGCTGAGTCAAAGTCACCGAATTGGGTGGTCTCGTACTCCATGACACGCTCAAGCATTGTGGATGCAAGGCGACCCACAGGGTCTTGATCCATATAACGGCGTGAAACCTCGGGCTTGGCTTGGCGACCATAAAGGGCAGGAAAGAGCACTTGGATGTTTGACCAAAGGATATTGAACTTCATCCTTGGCATTTCTATGGCATCGCGTTCATCCCGATACCGCTTAACAACCTTTAAGCCGCGCTTCTCCCACTTATCAAATATCTTGATGGCTGTCTCAATCTGATCGTGCCAATAAGGGCCAGCATCCTCGCCCTCATATGCGCCGTTTTCATCGTACATGATCAATTACCGCTGGCAAAGAAGAATGTCACATCCAATGCCGAGCCAGCAATTGTTGCGTGTAGGCTACTTCCCACATTGGCAGGAAATCGGTGAAACCCAATGGCAGGCGTAATCGTTCCCGACATAACCGTGCCGCTTGCGCCGCCGTCTTTAAGCACCAATGTGCCTGTGGTGGTGCTGTTAACGTAGAAACCAATCAATTGGCATGGGCCGGTGGAAACCGCCGCCGTTGCTGCAATGTTTTTATATGCACCTACTTCTGCTACTGGCTGGCTCATATTCGCTCCTCTTTATGTTGCATCTCGTATTCCCACAGCTCATCGAGTGTGATGGTTTGCAGGGTCTTGCCCTTGGGCGGTGTCTGATCTTTTGCTTCTTGTCTATAAGCTACTGCAAGCATTCTAAACGCATCTGCGGGGTGTGAGCACCAATCATGGCGTGGAGTTTGACGAAAAGTTTTCTTGTCTTCATCATATTCCCGCTGATATTGCCTTAACGCTTCCAACCCCTCATCGCATCGGTAGTCAAAATAACAGATGGGTAAGACCATCCGCACCGCTTGGATGCCGTCTTGTACCCCAATCTCAGGCACTATTGCCAACTTACTAATGCCGCCAAGGTGTGCCGCCAACTGCTCAATGATTGATTTGCCGCCCGAGGCCAGCGTCTTTGCCCTTGCGTCATGCGGTAAGAAGTGGCGGGTGTATCGGTATCCCTTGGCGTTAACTACATCTGCCAACTGCTCAATGCTTGCCCCTGACACGGCGTAATAGTCCATAACCCTGATCTCGCCCCTGACGACCTGATACCACCAAATAGCGGTGTCGTCCCGATAACCTAAGTCCCAAGCCGTGTAAACAGGTGACTCAGGCTCAAAGGGTAGCTCTCTAATCCTGCCCTCGTCTTGAGCCTGGCGCATCTCTTGACCGTAAAACGCCCCAAGAATGGCGGCATCAAAGCTGCACTCATATTCTTGATCGTACTGATCTTGGCTTAACTGAGACCGAGCCGCCTCAAGTTCTGAGTCGGGCAATAGCTTGGATAGCGATGCCGGTAGCCTTAACAGAAACCAATCGGTGACAAGTTGGCTCACCTTGTAGATGTCGTGGAATTGGTTTTTGCCCTTGGGTGTACCACCAAACACCGCCCAGCCCATAGTGCTTGACAAAGTTGGTCTTACGACATTACCCCAAACGCTAGGCTTGAAGTCACCGTATTCATCAAGGTAAACGCCGTTAAATCCCAAGCCCCGCATGGCATCTGCGTTATCTGAGCCAAACAGCATGATCTTTGCACCGTTCAGAAGTTCCACCATCAGGTCGGATTCATTGGTGGCTTTGGTTACCGGTGCGGCGTAGAACTTGAGGTAATCCCATGCCACTCGCTTGGCTTGGCTGCGGAATGGGGCAATGTAAGCATATTGAGCTGACCTATTGCCCTCGGTGATAGCTCGCTTAATCAAGTCGTTGATGGCGGCTACGGTCTTTCCAGCTCTACGGTGAGCAACCAAACAAGACCAGCGCTCGGTGCGCTCATGGAATGGCATGAATGCCGCCCTTGGGGAATAGGGCAGGATTACTTCACGCCGCCCCATGTCACCACCATTTCTACTGGGCCTTCGTCCTTGCCAGTAATCTCAGTCCTTGCCAACTTGGGTACATGATATTCAACCACGCTTTGGAATAGCTCAAAGGCTTTAGCAGGGTTGGGTTTGATGTCATGCTCGGGAACGCCCATAGCAACCTCATCAAGCCACTCTGCCAATCTGTGTGCGTTACCATCAACAAACAAAGCAATGGCCTCTCTTGCCTGTTGTGTGGCCTTGTTAGGGATGCCTTTCTTGCGCCCTGCTCTGTTTAAGTTATCCTCAACAGTTTTCGACACTTTTTTCATTTTGTTAATGCTTTAGGTTTTAATTGCAAAACTTTAGCACTTTCTGCTGGTTGAGCAAACTCACGCAAATAGTTGATGGCAGACTCTTGCGCCTCTTGCAAAGTCATTGGCTGAAATTCTGAAGCAGCATAGCGCAACGCGTCAAACTCTTTTTTTGCTTTGTTGTAGTCACCAAATTCAAAAACCCTGCCAGTGCCTGCATCCTCAATGTTGTAACCGCGAGCAGTTTGATACATTGATATTGATGGACTTGGCGTTGGGTCAAGATATTGACCATTGGAATCGTTATTCTGTAACCAGTTAATTAAGTCTTCACGCGATAGCTTTTTAATTTCTGCCTCGCTTGGAGTGCGAGCCATGTCAAGCAATGATGTGCTTTTGGGCATTGACATTACTGATCCTTTGCCCACATCCTTAATACTCATTCCAACAGGCATACCCTCTGTGGCTTTAATTGCCTTGACCGCCACCTTACCAAAGGCTGGTGACATATACCCGCCAAGCTCTTCCATGCCTGCTGTTTCGGGTCTTGCTGCCGTATTTCTTGGCATCATGCCCAAAATGTCTGTGGTGGTTGGTAATACAGGGGTTGGATTTACGTTTACCCCACCCGCACCAAATGCCTTGTTTATGCCCATCCGAGCCAAGCCCTCTAGGTCGCCACCCGCGCCAGGCACTTGCGCCACGCCACCCCTTACCAATGATTCAAGGTTGCTTAACGATCCCGAGCCAATGGCTTTTAGCATTCCAAGCAGGTCGGATGCGCTGGCGGTTTTGCCGTTCCTTAACGTAGCCAATGTGTCAGGCGTGATGCCGCCGGTATCTTGTCCATACCCACCGCCTAACGCAATTGCTAAGTCTCGGTAATCAGCCATCGACCAGCTCCCTCATTTTTATTAGGCCGTTAAGCATTCTGTTCTTGGTGTTAAACCATTGCTTGCTAAAGTCACAGTTTTGGTAATGTTCAAACTCAGGAATGCCCAGCGTGTAGTGCGCTATCTTGGCGTTCTTGTTCTCTTGCTCGCCAACCAATACGTTCCATTCTTTCGGTAGCTCACCGATAAGTGAATCGGGCAACCAACCGAATCGGTGAAGCTCTGCACCTGTGTGATCATCCACAAACTCAGGCGTTAATACCTTGTTTCTTGGGTGATCACAATTCCAAAGTATTAAACTTGACCAGTTCTTTCGGGGATAGTCCCGATTCGCTGCTTCCATCGGTGTGCCAATGTATTTTCTTGGGTGTTTAGTCTGATACTCATGCTTAACAACTTGCACCGCCTTGGTCGGGTCAAACAGCTTGCTCAAATTGTCTATGTTGGCCAGCATCAGCATATCGCTTGCATCCAAGAATATGGCCTTGCCTGTGAACTTTGTAAAGTATGGAACTAAAAACCGCTGATAGGTAAATGCGTTTGTGCCGTCCCGCTGTGTACCGTAAAGCGGTGTTATGGCAACCGGCTCGCTAGTGCGCTCAATCAGGCTTTGGCAAAACACATGGTAGCCAACAGCCTCCCTTGGGTCGTAACCAGCAAATATCCTGATCATTTTAATGTTAGCTTGTACAAGGTTGAATCTATCAGCGCTGCTATTTCGTCCACAATGTTTTGCAATTGGGTGTCATCAGGCAAAGCCTCGCGGTTTTTGTAAACGTAATCTTTAATGCTGGTCAGATACTTAACAGGGTCTTTGGCATTGTGAAAGTTCTCAGGAAAATCCTTGATTTTCTCGTAGCACCCTGCGTAAGCCTCGGCGTATGTGTCAGCCAGTTCAAGGATCTCGGTGTAGTAAGCCCCAAGCGCCATGTGAACTGAAAATGAGTCAGTCGCCAAGTGCATGAAGTGCGTCACGGTGCTACTGTGAAACAACGTGGAAATAAAGTCGGCAACGTCTTTTTTCATGTTTACCCTAAAAAAAGCAGGGGTCAATGCCCCTGCGAATGAGACAACTGCACATCTATTGTAAACGTAGGAATGGGTACGTCAACAGGCCAAGCGCCATCATTGAAAAGTTTTGCAACCGTGGCAATGTGGGCGTGATGCCATTTTTCTTGCCGTTCTTCTTTGCTTAACTCTTTGCCTTGGTCAATTTCATAATGGCATTTAAGGCACAAAGCCGCCACAAGGTTGTCGTCAGCCTTGACCCCACGACCCTTGCCGCCACCCCAATTTGTGTGCGCTGCCTGCACCATATTGCCTGACCCGCAGGCTTGGCAGTCAAGTCCTGCCACTAGCTTTAACAGCTTTTTGCTTCGAATGTATTGGTGTTTGGGTATCATTGGTGCGCCCTGTCTTGCATTCTGTTGGTTGCCTCTCGTGTTCGCCAAATCTCAATGTCAAGCCTTGCCGCCTCAATCTCCCATTTAAGGGTTTCCTCTTTTTCAATTGCCGCAGCCAATCCCCTTAACAGTTTGGCATAAACAGGGTCTGCATAAGCTTCCCTTTCTTGGGCGTTTGCCGCCTCAAAGCCCATTTCTAAAGCATCCCGCATTAACAAGGCTTTTTGGCTTTTGCGGAATTCCTCAAGATAAACCCTTTGCGCTTTGGCCTCACCGTATGCTGGCGCTTTGTCTCTGATGGCTTGCGCCGCTTCTTCGGGTTTCATTTCAATACTCCAATCATCCTCAAAGCCGCGTCAGGGCTGTCAATAACGCAATAAATGCCGCCAGTCCATTGATCTTTCCATTTAATTTGATTTTTGTTTAACCCTTTTTTACCATAAGAAGTTTTTGGATTTTTAATTTCCAT